TTTAGTAAATGCGATCAAAGCAACTAAAAAATTGACTTTAGATGATAGAGACGTATTATATAAGAACAGAATTAACCCAATCGCTACATTCTCTGATACAGGTACTATTATTTGGGGTAACAAAACGTTACAAGTTAGAGAATCCGCTTTAGATAGAATCAACGTAAGAAGATTGTTATTAAGAGCAAGAAAGTTAATTTCTGCAGTTTCTGTAAGATTATTGTTTGAACAAAACGATGACCAAGTAAGAAATGAATTCTTAAGATTGGTAAACCCTATCTTGGACGCAATTAAGAAAGAAAGAGGTTTGTATGACTTCCGTGTAACAGTTTCTAACGATCCTGAGGATATCGACGCAAACACAATGAGAGGTAAGATTTACATTAAACCAACTCGTTCTCTTGAATATATCGATGTGGAATTCATTATTACACCAACAGGAGCTTCATTTGAAAATATCTAATCTAAAAGGAGATATAAAAATAAGAAGGGTATCAGAAATGGTGCCCTTTTTTAATGCTCCACGTGGAACATATGTATAACAAAAAAATAATTATACTTTACCCAGAATACTGGAACTAGATACACTAGTATTTATTAATGATATATTATTTATTAAAGTAGAGTATTAAACTGGAACTAGATACTGGGGCCTGTAAAAAACTACGAAAAATAATTGACATAAACAACCTTTTTGAGATAATTAATTCAAAATAAAATTATTTTCCTTTTGGATATATTTATTAGAAAGTAAATAACTAACAAAACTTAACAAACACACAATATGGCCGATTTATTAATGAAAATGCCGACACCTTACGAACCGAAAAGGGTCAACCGATTTATCGTAAGATTCAACTCATCTTTGGGTATAAACGAATGGTATGTATCTGCCGCGTCAAGACCAAGTGCTAAAATCAATTCAGTTGCAATTCCTTTCCTGAACACATCAACATATGTTGCAGGTAGATTTGAGTGGAATGAAATTAAAATGACTTTTAGAGATCCAATTGGACCTTCAGCTTCTCAAGCTTTAATGGAATGGTTCCGTTTACATGCTGAATCTGTAACAGGTCGTATGGGTTATGCTGCAGGTTATAAAAAGGATATTGAATTGGAGATGTTAGACCCAACAGGAGTAGTAGTTGAAAAATGGTTATTAGAAAACTGTTTTTTAACTGACTTGAACTTTGGTGAATTAGACTATAACAGAGATGAATTAGCTAATATTACATGTTCTTTGAGAATGGATAGATGTATTTTAATATACTAATATTACAGATTTTCATATACGAAAACCGATAGTTCAAAAGATTATCGGTTTTTCTTTTTTAAAAACTTTACTTTGAAGTAGTTATTAAGTAAATTATAGTATTATGGAAGAAACTAGAATTGACCCGGCGATCGCCTATGATGTAATAGAATTACCAAGTAAAGGTATTCATTATACGAATAAGAAAAAATCGGTAAGAGTGGCTTATTTAACGGCTTCAGATGAGAACATTTTATCATCCCCAAGTTTTTTAAATACAAATACCGTTATTACTGAACTTTTAAAAAGAAAAATTTTAGATAAAGATTTAAACATAGAAGAAATTGTTGAGGAAGATAGACAAGCAATTTTAATATTTTTAAGAAATACGGCATTTGGTTCTGATTATAATTTAACAATTACTGACGATAAAACTGGAAATGAATTTACCGTTGAGGTAGATTTAGGTTCATTAAAAATAAAAGATTTTAATTTAGTAGAAGATACAAACGGAGAATACGGTCATTATTTAGAAAAAAGTAAAACAGAAATCACGTTCAAGTTTTTAACACAAAAACAAGAAGATGAAATTGAAAAAATTAAAGAGAGTTGGAATGGTAATGGTGTTGCACCTGTTATAACCAAACAACTTGAGATGATGATTAAATCTGTTGGTGGAGTGAGAGATGCGTTAAAAATTAGAGGTTTTATTGAAACCATGCCAATTAAAGATTCACAAGATTTTAGGAAATTTGTAAAAGATAATAAACCCGGGTTAGATTTAACCCAAACAGTAAGAACCCCATCAGGAGAAGATGTCCAAGTTAGAATTGGATTTGGGGTAGAGTTTTTTCGCCCTTTCTATGGAATATAAGAAAGGACAGTTAGACGAAATTTTATTTTTAATTAAAAAAGGGTTTTCTTACGGCGATTTATTAACAATGCCGGTTCACTTACGTAGATATTATGTAAATTACATAATTGAGTTGGAAAATAATACTCAATAGTATTTATAGGTATGGCGGTAAGAGATAAAGAATATTACGTAAACAATTATGCAGATAAAAATTCTGCTGTTGGTGCTTATATGAATGATGGTGGAAATGATCCTGCAACACAGAGTTGGATCGGTAGACAATCTAGATACGGAAGATCAATACAATCAAATACTACATCAACTACACAAAATGCATATAGAAGTTTAACAAACCCAATAGATGTCGGTGATGCAATGGCAAAAAGTGTTTCATCAAAATCAGAAATGGGTAGTGAATTTAAAGTTGACATGAAGGGATTATTAAATCCTGCAACAACATTATTAACACTTGAAAAGGAAATATTCAAACAATTAGAAAGAGAGTCTCAATTACATACAACTATTAATGAAAAAATAGGTATTACAGGAGAACTATCGAGAGCATATAGAGATGTCATATTAGAGACCGTTCCTATGGCAGCAACCTTAGGGTTTGATATGGAAAATTTGGGGGAATTAGTTACGGGGTTGGGTGAAAAATCCGGTAGATTTAACTTATTATCTCAAAAAACAATGGAAAACTCTTTAGTGACAACTAGGGCGTTTGGTAGTTCTTTAAGAGATATGTCGGAGACAATGAGTGAATTTGAAAAAGTGGGATTTGGTGCTGCCGATACTTTATTAAAAATTGATACGGCAGGTAGATCGTCAATTTCTTTAGGTTTAAATGCAAAGAAAACAACAGAAATGTTGCAAAAAGATTTAGGTAAATTAAACGAATATGGGTTTTCGGCTGGTGTTCAAGGATTAAATAGAATGATACAAAAATCTCTTGAATTTAGAACGAATATGAATGACGTATTTAAGATTGCGGATAAAGTTATGAGTCCTGATAGTGCAATTGAATTAACTGCAAATTTACAAGTATTAGGTGGTGCAATTGGTGATTTTAATGATCCACTTAAGTTAATGTATATGGCAACAAATAACGTTGAAGGTTTACAAGATGCGTTAATTGGTGCTGCGGGTGGTTTAGCGACATACAATAAGGAGCAAGGAAAATTTGAAGTTACGGGTGCAAATTTAAGAAGAGCAAAAGAGATGGCCGATAAATTAGGTATGTCAACCGGTGATTTAAATAAAACAGCAATTGCTGCTCAAGAAAGAATACTAGCTAATAACGTTTTATTAGCTAAAGGGTTTGATATGAATAGTAAGGATAGAGAGTTTCTTACAAATATGTCACAAATGAAGGATGGTAAAATGTCAATTACCATACCTGAAAGTTTATCGGATAAATTTGGTAAACAAACAGAAGTTACATTAGATTCATTAACACAAGCACAAATAGATGTGTTAAAAGAAAATAGGAAGGCGTTCGAGAATATGAGCCCTGAGCAAATTGCCAAAGAACAATTTTCTACAGTTAAACAGATATTAAATGTGATGCAAGGTGCAGGTCTAAAAAGTGTTAAGAACGTAAAAGATAGTTCATTTGGAAGAAATGAAGGTCTGAATAATGACGAAAGATATAAAGGAACTATTTCTATAGAAAAAATAGCACAAGATAATTTAAAATATGCAACAGACTTTTCAGATAAAATATTAAAAGGTATACCGACAAGTTTCGGTAATGAAATAGATAAGTTTGCCAAAACTATAGGAGGTTATAGTTCAGTTTTAGAGAATGCGATGAACAAACAAGCAGAGAATTTAAGAAAATATCTCACAGGAGATGAAACTGGAAGAAATCGTCTTGAGGCTTATGATAAAGAGAAAAAAGATTATTACGAAAGATCAAATCCTAGAACAAATGAATTTGTTATAAAATCACAAATAGAAGTTACAAATAAAGGATTTAACATGGAACCAGCGGTTAATGTTAAAGGAACTCCTTATATTATGTTACACAATAAAAAATAATTAAAATCATATATTATCTATTTATAGATAAAAGAAGATAATGCCAAAATACTTAAGTTTTGACGCTACTAAGGACATTAGAGATAGAATGTTAAATAGGACCTTAGATCCTGTTTACGGAAGAAGTCCGTCTCCTAAAACCTTTAAAAGTGATGATTATAGTATTCAAACATTAGGAGACAGTCCAAATCTATTACTTCCTCAAGTCGACGACAATAGAAAGAATGATCTTTTGGTTCCTCAAAAATCTAATATTTTTAAACCAACGGAATATTTCATTAAAGAAACAATAGCAGATTTACCAAGAAGAGCAAATTTAAATTTATATCCATATTTTGTAAAGACGGACGAAAATTTGATTAGTATTATGGCCACTAGAAGTTATGATACAGAATCCGAATTATTTAAGTTTGCAGCACATAATATTAGAACCAATAGTAATGGTCCTGTTTTAGCAAGAATTAATCAAAATTTATATACCGCAACGGTTGCTAAAAATAAAATAGGAGAAGCATTATTAGGTAATACTAACACACTAATAAACATTATTAGAGGTAAACAACCTTTAATTGAGGGTAATGAAAAAATTACCGCATCTAGAAGTATATTAGGTAAAGGAATTGATTTTTTAGGTACCGTGGCGGGAACACAATTACCGTTTAGTACAATACCTGGAGATTACTTAACAAACCCAAGAGCACCCATTAATGTAAGACCTACAGACGTTTCTACGGGGACTAAAGTATGGCAAGATTTAACGGGGGTATTAGGTTCAATTGTAGGTATTCAAAGAAGACCTTTACCAACAAGAAAACCGTCCGACATATTAATTGAAAATATGGGAGATGCCACAAAGTATAGATTATTTGATTTATTAAGTTTCAACGCTTATGCTCCTAACTATACAACAGGTGCAAGATCTCAAATGTCAACCGGATTAGGTAGAATACCGAGTATGGTTGCTCAAGGTGTTAAAAGTATATTAGGTGTTGAGGCACCAGCCGGAGCTGCATATATTGGAGATGATAGAGCAAATAATGTTAAAAACGCCACTACCGATTTATTTAGTGGTAGACCAATAAGAAGTAGTTATTATCTTTCATTAATGTTTGATACAATTGCTGCTGAACTTTTTCATAGTAATAAAAATATTACACAGGGAGGTAAAATAGGTGGTAAATTAACATGGGCTAGTAAAAATGGAACAACCAAAGGTGTAAATTTACAAAATATTAATGAAGATTTATCTACAAGATATAAATTTAGACCAGATTCAATTTTAGAAGTTACTCAACAAATATTAGATTCAAAACCACAAAATGGTGGAGATTCTTTAGCACATATCGGTCACGTTATTGATCAAACAAGTAGATATTTTAAAGATGGAGACACATTAATATCAAGAGGTTCAGGTGTAAAATATATAGATAATTCAGGTAGAGATATAGGTGTTGAATATGCAAGAGTATGGACTAAAGATAGACCATATTTTAATTATGGTAATACAATGCCATTTTATAAGGAAACGGAAGATAAACCATATTATAAGGGAAAAGAAACACCATTTAGAAGAAAAGGTATAAGACGTTTTGATGGAAGTGTTATGTCAGATACATGGAATTTGAATATGGCTCCTATGTCGGACGGAACGACTAACCCTGAATTTCCAGGTTCAACAAATATTGTTAGAGGAGAGAAAAATTTTTATGCTAAAAAGTATATGTTGTCAATTGAAAATTTAGCATGGGGTTCATCAACATTACCAGGTTATACAGTAAATGATTTACCTTTCTCAGAAAGAGGACCTAACGGAGGTAGAGTAATGTGGTTTCCACCATATGATTTAAAAGTATCTGAACAAAATAGTGCTAAATGGGAATCTAATACGTTTTTAGGTAGACCCGAACCAATTTATACATATCAAAATACTGAAAGAAGTGGAACATTAAATTTTAAAATTGTTGTGGATCACCCAAGTATTATGAATTTACTTGTTAGAGAACATTTTAAAAATTTAAACGATGAACAGGCGGATGATTATATTAATTCATTTTTTGCGGGAGCAAAAGATATTGATTTTTATAGTTTAATAAGAACATACGCAAATTTAAATGAAGATGATATTACTGCAATACAGAATTATTTAAACACCAATAAAAATCCAAATGACATTAATCGATTAAAAGATGCTGTTCCGACTATAGTGGGGAATAATCCTGAAGGAAGTTCAACAAACGATGCTAATAAGAAAAATGAATCATTAAAGGTAAAATTAATATTCCCTAATTCAGATCCAGATAGTGATAGTGGAACAAGTTTTAAATCAATTCAGAATTATAATGATATTGCCCAAAGTTTAAGTGGAACAACAAATCAACAAACTGCATTGGCTCGATTAGAGACCGCATTAATCACTATTATTAGTCAAAATAAAAAAACAGATTTAGTTAATGTATTTGGAAAAGATAATATAAGCGGACCAGAATCGACACAATCAATTCAAAATGTTAAAGATGATTTATTAAAAGTTTTTGAAAATCAACAAACAAACTTTGATAGTTTTAAAGCGGCAATTAAAAAATTAAAAACAAATATAGAAAATAAAAATATAAATAGTGACATTGTTGTTTTAATTGGATCTACAACTTCAGCTACAGGAGATGATGTTAGTGATTATAACTTATCTATGAGGAGATCACATTCTATTGTTAAATATGTTATAGAAACATTAAACCCATTTATAAAAGATAAGTGGGAGTTTAAAAACGTAACATCGAAAGAGTTTTCACCAGGATTCGAAGTGTTTCCAATTGAAGTTAATTATACCTTAAACTTAGATTTAGGTTTTGATGGTTTAGATAAGTCTATAATTTTTAGAACAATTAATTACGGAAAGAAAAAAAACGTAGATAATGTTGACTGTGGTAGAGTAACGTATGAAACTCCAAATTTAAACCGATTTTCACCATTATCATATGGATGTAGACAATCTACAGTATCAATCGATTACGATACTAAAACGAATGTAGATGGACCTTCAAACGTGTCTAGTATAAGAATGTCACCTACGGGTAATGTTAGTACTAACAAAACTAAACCACCTATTGATTTGATGAAAAGAATCATAATGAAAACATTATCTGAAGAGTTTTATTTTAAGAAATTAGAAGAAACGTCTCCAATGATTTATAGTTCATTAAAAGAAAAATTAAGATATTTTCATCCTGGATTTCACTCAATGACTCCTGAAGGTTTGAACTCACGATTGACGTTTTTACAACAATGTTTAAGACCAGGCAACACAATACCAATAAAAGGATCATCTGATGATTCCGATATAAATGCGAGAAATACAACATTTGGACCCCCACCTGTTTGTGTGTTAAGAGTTGGTGATTTCTATAATTCAAAAGTTGTTATTAGAGATCTTAATATTCAATTTGAAGAAAACGTATGGGATTTGAATTCTGAAGGTATTGGAATACAACCTATGATTGCAACTGTAACAATACAATTGAATTTCTTAGGTGGACAAGGTTTAGAAAGACCTATTGAAAGATTACAAAATGCGTTATCGTCAAATTTCTACGCAAATACTGAAATGTACGACGAAAGATCTGAATCTACTAATACAAAAATAGGAGGTATGGATGCAAATGAATTTACAAAAGAATTCATACAAGGTTTAAACGATAAATTATTTCCACCAACATTACTAAAAGATAGTCCTAGTAAAAATAACGTATCTGAAGGACAATATATTGGTGCTTTGATAGATGGATCGGCATTAGATTATACGACCGTTATTGATAATCTTTATAAAAATACAAGTCAATATTTTGTCTCATATGAAAGTTTTTATAATAGTACTCTAACAAAATATGGTAAACATTTAACAAATTTAGTTTTTAATAAAGATTATCGTAAAATAAATGTTTATGATGTGGAAACCGGTGGAGCGGCAACAACTTTAAATTTATTTGGATTATATCCTAACAATTCTAGTTTACCTTCACTATGTAATCACACCGCCGATTCGTTAAAAACTTATTTAAATGACCTTAACTTCTTATCAGATAAGTATTATATTTTAAAGATATTGAAACTTGAGGACACCATTCCATTAAATATAAAAGATGATGTTGCTAATGTTCTACACTCGTATGTGATAGAACAAATACCATCAAAAATGATTGATTTATCAACATTTAAAAATATTACAGATTTTGAAAATAATAGAAATGAATTAATTAAATCTATTGATAATGTTAATTTTATTACAAAATACGCTAGAGATGTTAAAATTGAAAAAGAAAAAGTAACAAAGAATATATATAAATTAGACGGAACAACAGACGAACAAAGAAAAGTAAGCTTCTATTCAAATTATAGTGATTGTATTGAACATATAAAAAAGAATACCGAAAAGATGTATTCTAAATTAGATACTTCAATTAACTTTTTAAATATACAATATACATTTGAAATTGCTGAAGACATTATAAGAGTATTATTTTACGATGATAAATCATCTATAGTTAGTAAAATAGGAACTACTTTATCTACAACGGATAATGATCTTTTGGACAGAATAACTAAAAAATTAAATCAATCACTATACCAACCATCGGAAATTAATATTAAATTTAGTAAAGATCCTGTTCGTAAAAATGATAAACAAATTAAGATTGATTTGGAACCAATGGGAGAATCAGAAGAAACTGTAATAACTATTATAGATGAAGTTAAAAAGTTATTCGGATCATCAAATAATGTGACAGATAAATTAAACTATTATAGAAAATGAGTAGGGATTATTTTGATAGGTATCAGTTTTTTATAGATGATGGTACATTTAGAATTGTACCGGGAATTGAAATCCCAATTAAAGGAACGGATAAATATATTTTATTTAAGAAAGGTAAAGACAGATTAGATAAAATGTCACAAGAATATTATGGTGGACCCACTTTTGGATGGTTAATTATGTTAGCAAATCCACAGGCGGGAAGTTTAGAATTTGATATACCAGATAATTTCTTCATAAGAATACCGTACCCATTAATTAGCTCTTTACAAGATTATAAAAGAGGTGTAGAATTGTATAATCTATATTATGGTGAAAAATAACGTAACAAATACTGAAGATATACAAGTAAAAGTTGATCAAAATAATTTAATTTATATTGACCCAAACTCAACTGTTGACGCGGATGGAAATGTAAACCCAAGAAACATACAAGCGGAAAAGTTAATCATGTATGTTAATTTAGAGGCGGACATCGTTCCAAGATCTATTTTAGTATCAGATAATGAAACTAACACATTAACAAGTATTGCAAGTGGAACCCTTAATTTTCTAAAAAATGGAGACGGACAAGACTATGATACAACATGGACTGACTCATTTTTAAATACAGAAGAAAAAAAAGATAATAAAGGTAATCCAACAGGTGAATTTTTTCAATCAGATAAAACTGGACAGTCCTTTGGTATCGATAGTATTTCAATAGAAATTAAAGGATTTAATGCGATACCACAAGTTCGAATAAATTTTATTGATGTAAGAGGTAAAACATTATTTGAATCACCTGAAAATTCACCATATAAAGCATTCTTTCATATACCTTGGCCAATATTTTATTTAACGGTAAAAGGTTATTATGGTAAAGCGATCAAATATAGACTTCATTTAGTTAAGTTTACAAGTAAATTTAATGAATCTAGTGGTAATTTTGAAGTTAGTACAACATTCGTTGGATCAACATATGCGTGGTTGTCCGATATTCCATTACAAGGAATATTAAATGCCCCATATCTTTTTCCTAATGAGTCAACACGAACAACTCGTTTTAATGAAACTTTAGGATTAGAAAAAGAAGAATTAAAAAAATCTTCAAGAGGGTACGAAATATTAAAGACAGTTTATAATGAATATAAATTAAAAGGACTTATACCAAAAGATTTTCCAGTAAAAACAGTTAGAGAAATTTTAACTATTGCATCTAATTTAGATTCTTTATTGGAAAAACAAATATTTGATCAAGTGGTTGACATGAGATTATTTGCTGCCACAAAAGAATTTGGTGAAACTATAGATGAATATGAAAAGTCAGTTAGATCGTGGGCATCAAGTAATTTAATTAACACTCCTGTAAATTCATTAAACTCCAAGCAACCGAACGGTACAATAGTTCAATATTTTTATGTTAATAACGAGGACAAAAAGAAAACAACACAAGTAATAGGTGATGGTAATGGAACATTAGAAAATTTATTAAAATTATATGATAAAAAAATAAATGAAAATCAAATGTTTACTAATTTTTTATCAAGTAAACCACAACAACCATCTTTAATTAATAATACAACTTCTGTTTTTTCAAAAAATAGTTTAGGTATTAACAAAATAGAGGGAATAAGTGGTTATACCACAACCGATGACCAAAAATTTGTTGCGGTTGCAATTGAGAAATTAGTCGATGATATTCGAGACGTTAGAAGAAGTTTTGAACAACAAAGAAATAGATTGGAAAATGATGTGGAGAAAAAAATGAACGAAATTGTTCGTAATAAAAAGAACGGTTTTGGATTTGAACCCACAATTAGAAATATTTTTGCAGTTATATTGGCCAATGCTGAAGTTCTAATACGTTTAATGAAAGACGTACACAGAAGAGCAATTGATCAGGCGGACACAAGAAAAAAAGTAGTAGGTGAATTTTCTAAAGAATCAAAAGGAGAGTCGATATATCCGTGGCCGGAATTAAAATCAACTATTTTAGGTAAAGAAAATACAATTATTTATCCTGGAGACCCCGATTTTCATGTTAGATTAGGTTCGGATAATCCGGTTAGATGGCCTGAAGTTGAGTTTATTGAAACATATATTGGAATATCAACAAATAAAGTGGATTCATTAACAAATAAAGAGAGTGGAGTTGATAAAAATAAAACACAATTTGAAACTGATACTGATGTTAATAAAATAAAGAAAATCAATACGGCTAATTCAGTTACTAATATATTACCTTATGTAAATAAAACACCATCATCATTTGTATATGAAATTTATGAAAGGGCATTAACATATAATTTAGTCGATACATTTAATAAAGATACAATTAAAGAATTGGCGAATATTGAATTTCAAAATATATTAGAATCGGTAAAAGGAGATAATAATCTAAGAAAATTATTAAAAGATAGTATCAAAAGTCAAACTGATCTTTTATTACAATTACAGAAAATTGCACCATTTGAGAGTTATAATTATTATTTAGATAGTTTACCAACAACAGATTATTTAAAATCATTTTATTCACAATCATATTCCATTAAACAATATTTTCCGATCCGTACATTTAATGACGTTGAAGTATACCCAAAATTAAAAAATAATTTATTAAATTATAGAGTTGATGATTATAGGACAAACATATATCCATTCAGTTCAACGAAATATTTAAGTTATTTAAATCTTAATGGGACCTCTGTTGATAAATTTGGAGTAGATAATTTTACATATCAAGGGTTTTTAGAAATCGATACAACACAAGGATTAATATCAGGTAAAAAAGACTCTAAATTTTGGGTAAAATCGGGTTATACAAGTAATTTATTTTCAATGCCAATTAATGTTGATAATAATAAAACTAACATATTAAACACCCCATATTTCCATAAACAATTGTTTGCGGATTTTATGGATACAGATGTCAACGGACCAAACGGTAGATATACCGCTTCAGCTTATTTATTTTTAAATTCATTACCTTTTGTTGATTTAGATGATAATGTAAATTATGAAGGATCAATTATAATGGTTTCATCATTATTTAGAGAAATTAGCACGTCACAATATGTTCCTTATTTTTTAATGTTGAAATGGGGATCAATTTATCACAGATACAAAAAATATATATTAGAAGGTAAAGATATATTAGACGTTCAAAAAAACAGTTCAAATGTTGTTCTAAAAGAAGGATTTTTATCAGGTGGAACCACAACAAATATAAACGGAAGACAATTTTTTGATAATCAAAATAACTTAACATTTTTTACTAATTCAGGGGAAACTCAATCTGTTAAATATACTGGTGACACTAGTGGTTATACTGATGTAGGTATACATCCTTATTATGATAATGTTTTTTATAATGTAGTAAACAACGATAGTTTCTTCATATATCTAAGTGGTGCCACTGAAAATTATACAACCGCAATTACAAATGGAAAATTAAAATTAAAAAAATACGATAGTAGAGGAACCAACAAAATTAATTATTGGACACAATATGTTAATAATGGAAATAATGGGTATACTTTATTACCGTCCACAGGTGGTAACTTACATCACGGTAAAAAACAATCATTAGTAAATAATGACACACCATTTAGTGATAATTCTTTTGCGTTAGAAGAACAAAATAATTTTAGAATTATTTGGGAAGATGAGTATATTAATAACAAATATAGTAATGAGACATTTTTTTCACCAGAAGAGTATAATAGAACAATAGGTAATTTTTATAATTTAAGTAGTAACAACAAAAAGGTATTTGATTTAATTGCAACGTTTAATCCACAAATGTTAGAAGATTTTGAAACTCACTTTTTAAACTTTGCGTCTGAAAAAGTTAATTTAAATTATTCCGATAAATCATTTAGTTTAACAAAATACGGTAAGTTCCAAGAAGTATTAAGAGACATTGTAAACCTTTCATATGATAAAAATGGTGATTCTGATAATATCGATACCCAAATTCAGAATTTAAAAATTAAACAGTCTGAAAAATTAAAAACAATTACAACTTCATTATTATCAAATAATGATTTAATAAACATAACAATCGGAAACCCAAAAGAGTTAGACCCACATGTAATTAATGGTTTTATTGATATTAATAAAACAGATAAATTTAAATACGATACTTACGATTTGACCGCACAATCGGGAGATACAAAATATATTCAATTATATGTTGGACCATATTTAAATCTAACGGATACTGGTAATAATAATGAATATTTAGATTTCTTCGATGATAATAATATTAAACTAAGTGAATCAAATGTGTTGATGTTTAGATCGTTAATATACATTTATGCGGGATATATAAAAAATGGAGGAACACGAGACAAATATACATTCCAACAATATCTATATAAAAATATTATTTTTAATAGTGAAAATAATACAGGTCTAAATAATAGAATGTCATTATTCTTTAGTACTTTGATACCTCAATTTTCATCTTTTAATATTGAAGAATCTAAAAGTAAAATAGATTTTTTTGATGGTTATAATAATAAACCATTAAAGGTTGAGTTATATAATTTCTTTAAATCTATGAACGATAAATGGATTGCAGGAAATTCTATAGGTCAAAGGTCACTTTTAGAAGAGTTTTTATTTTTAGATAAGGCCAATAAAGACATAGGTAATGAATATTATATAGACATAGCACGATTACTTAATTTAGGAGAACCCGAAAACATTAAACAAAATTTATTCAGTTCAATATCAATATTATTACAAGATACGGGTTTTGATTTAAGGGCATTACCAGCTTATATTAATTTCTATGGAACAAATTTTTCAAACACACCTAAATTAACACCATCCAAAAAAATAGCACAAAATATATTTGGAACATTCTTAGAAGTTGATTATCAAGAATCATCACCTAAAATTATTGTACAATATGTAGGTAAAAATTCGACAAGACCTGATATGTCAGATAATAAAAAATATAGATTTACTGACGATAGTTTTAATATTGGTAATACCAATAACAATCCAGTTATGATTACTTTACCTAAAGTATTTCAAACAGGAGATTTATCTAAAACAAATAAAGTAGTTGCATTTGAAGTAAGTTTTGGAGATCAAAATCAAAGTATTTTTAAAGGTATTAGTTTAGATCAGGCATCAATTAAAAATACTACAGAGTCATTTTATGTATTAGAAAACTTAGCTAGAAGTGAATCAGGTTCATCATCACATAATGTTGATATTGGTTTATATGAGTATTATAGACAAGCGGCATACACATGTGAAATAACTTGTATGGGTAATGTTATGATACAACCTACGATGTTTTTCTATTTAAAAAATATCCCTATGTTTAAAGGAACATATTGGATAACTGAAGTTGGTCATGAAATTAGAAATAATAATATTGTAACCAAATTTAAAGGATCAAGAATGCCATACACGGCATTACCAGATTTGACAGATTCATTTATGTCAAGTTATAGAACATTATTTGATAAACTACAACAAAAGGCAATCAATAGGGTTAATGGTTCAGATAAAGTTACGGAAACAAGTGCATCTATTGTCACTGCCGATGGTAGTCAATACACATATGATATGGGTCCTGATAAAAAGAAAGTACCGGGAGAAAAGGTTACTTTAGACGATGTGGGAGTAACCGTAAATGGAATACCATATAATGGATTTAATGAATTTAGATATATTGTTCAAGTTGAATATAAAGGAGATAAATGGTTAAGAGCACAGGTGGTTAGAATGGGAGAATCAAATTATTCAATGAACGATACAGATAGTATGTCTTTAATAACTAAATCTAATTTTAAACAAGATCCAGCGTTTACTTGGGGTAATATTAGACAATTTAGTGATAAAAATTATTTCTATTCAACCAGATTTATTTTAGATAAAATGGATGTTAATGAAACATTAACAGATTATAAAACACTTTTCCTAAATCCAAATAAAAATAAAAATATAACAGTAAATCATCAAGATAGTTCAGATAAAACTAAACCAATAGCTAGAGGTCCAATTGACAATATTAGGGATGAAAAAGAATATGGAATTGCTCTATCACCTAAATTGATGAAAGATTTAGATTTACAAGATGGTGATATTGTTTATTTTAAATTGGAGAAAGTGTAATATTAATAAAACTTGGGATATTTATAGTAATAAAACAAATATTATGGAAAATAATAGATTAAATAATACCATGGATCAGTTTTTAAACCCTAAAAAGGTTAAAAACGTATCTAATGATGGTATGGAAAGAGAAGAATGTGATTTAGTAACAGGAGAATGTTATACAATCAGAGAAAAAGACGGTATCGTTGAAAGAATAAATAAAAGATATATTACCAATGACGGTAGACAATTATTACAAGATTAAGCCATGTTAGAGAAAAAATTATTAGAAGAAGTAAAACGTTTTAATGCTATCAACAAGTATAGTAAGAAAATGATCATGGAGCAAGACGCTCCACCACCAGCACCAGCAGAAGATCCATTAGGTGATGTACCACCTCCACCAGCAGGTGATGTACCTCCTCCACCTCCAGCAGGTGACATGGGTGGTGATGTACCACCTCCACCAGCAGATGATATGGGAACCCCTCCAATGGATGAAGCAGGTATGGGTGGTGATACTGAAGAAATGGATATTACAGATTTAGTTAATATGACTAAGAATATCAAAAACGACCTTGAAAATAATAAACAAGACAATTCTGCGGTTATAAATAAAATGGACGACGTATTCACCAAATTGAATGACTTAGAAAGTAAATTGGCTCAAATGGATCAAGTTATGGCTAAGATTGACCAATTAGGAGCAACAGTTGAGGCTAACAAACCTAAAACTGAAATTGAAAAATTGGAAATGAGATCTTTAGATTCATACCCATTCAATGAAAAACCACAAGAGTTCTTCGCACACAAACAAGGTGAAATGAGAGCTAGTGGTAAAAACGAATATGTATTAACTAAGGATGATGTTGAAAACTACGCTCCTGACGCATTAAGATCATCATTTAACCCAAACGAAGAACAAAAAGATGAATATAGCTTCTAAAATAAAGTTCTTAATGGAACTTCAGGCTCAAGTTAAGATTAACCATTGGCAAACCAAAGGTTACGCAAGACATAAAGCCTTTGACAAGTTATATGAAGGATTAGTTGATTTGACAGACACGTTTGCTGAGGCCGCGATGGGTAAGTACGGTAGATTTAAATTAGAAAATGAAGATAAAACATTAAACGTTGTAAATTTATCTGAATTGGATTTAAAGAACATGTTACAAACATCTAAAGAGGCGTTAATCCAATGGAGTAGTGAGTTTGATTCAACAGATACGGATTTATTGAATATCCGTGATGAGATTTTAGGACTATTAAATAAAATAACATATCTATTAACATTAGAATAAAAATAAAAAAAAATATTTAAGATGCAATCAGGATCAGCAGCAAGAACAGCTTCAAATACAGCAACAGGTTCATTAACATATATCGATGGTTTAATATCAGGAGCAACAGCTCAAGGACAATATCAAATTACTTTAGACCCAAGATACGTGAATGACGCAATAGTAACCACATTAAGAAATTATGGTTATAAAATTCAGACTAAGAACAATTTCATGGGTACCAATAACGATTATGTGATTAGTTGGTAACAAAAAAATACTTTAAAAATAATTCAACCCAGATTTTATAGTCTGGGTTTTTTTATGTATATTATAACATAAATGATTTTATAATTTAAATTTTAATTCTATGAGTACATTTGATGCAGTACTTGCACAGTACGAGAAAAACAAAAACGCCACAGGTGGCAACAACAACAAGATATCCTCAGAGGATAGATTAAAACGTTATTTCACAACCGTATTACAAAAAGGTTCTAAAGGTGAAGAAAGACGTATCCGTATTTTACCTACAAAAGATGGTTCTTCACCATTCGTAGAGGTAAAGTTCCACGAAGTTCAAGTGGACGGAAAATGGGTTAAATTATATGACCCAGCACAAGAAGGAAAACGTTCTCCATTAAATGAGGTTTACGAAGGATTGATGATGAGTGGTGTAGATTCTGACAAAGAATTAGCACGTAACTACCGTTCTCGTAAGTTTTATATCGTTAAAGTGATCGATCGTGATCATGAAGCTGATGGAGTTAAATTTTGGAGATTTAAACATAATCACAAAGGTGATGGTGTTATTGACAAAATCTTCCCAATCTTCCGTAATAAAGGAGATGTTACCAATCCTGAAAATGGTCGTGATTTGATCTTGTCTTTGGCTTTAACAAAAGCGGGAACAGGTAAAGAATACACAGTTATCAATTCAGTATTAAACGACGATCCAAGTCCATTACATACTGACGCAGACGTTGCAAAAACGTGGTTAGATGATGAGTTAACTTGGTCAGATGTTTACTCTAAAAAAGGTGAAGATTATTTGGAAATGGTTGCGAGAGGTGAAGTTCCACGTTGGGATACCGCAAGTAGCAAATGGGTTTCTAATTTAACAACAGAAGAAACTATCGGAGCACCGAAGTCTTCAACTCCTGTTGTTGATCCACAAGATGACGCAGAAGTAGACGGTGACTTACCGTTCTAATTATTAACGGAGGGGTGGAGATAACGTCAGAAACCCCATTTTTAAAACAATATTATGGCAGGTATAAAAAAGACTGATTTTTCAGCAATTAAAAAGAAGTTCTCGAAAGAGGCAGAATATAAACCAGATCGTTTCTTTGATTTGGGAGATGCTTTCTTAGACGCTTGTGGTATTCCAGGTCCTGCAATGGGACACATCAATATGTTGTTAGGACATAGTGATACGGGTAAAACAACAGCACTTGTAAAAGCTGCGGTTGATGCACAAAAGAAAGGAGTCGTTCCTGTGTTTGTTATTACCGAACAAAAATGGAGTTGGGATCATGCGGAGTTAATGGGGTTTAATAAAGATGGAGACTATCTTTTCAATAGTGATTTTGAATATATCGAACAAATTACAGAATATATCAACGAACTATTAGACGCACAAGAGAAAGGAGATTTACCTCACGATTTATTAATCTTATGGGATTCGGTAGGTTCGGTTCCATGTAAGATGACTTACGATGGTAAAGGTGGTAAACAACACAACGCATCGGTATTAGCCGATAAAATTGGAATGGGTATCAACCAACGTATTTCAGGGTCAAGAAGAACAGATAAACCTTATACAAACACATTAATCATTGTTAACCAACCTTGGGTAGAATTACCTGATAATCCTTTCGGACAACCAAAGATTAAAGCAAAAGGTGGAGAAGCAATTTGGTTAAACTCAAGTATCGTATTCTTATTTGGTAATCAAAAAGGAGCGGGAACAACAAAAATCTCAATCACAAAAGATAAGAGAAAAGTAAAAATTGCAACAAGAACGAAAATCTCAATTATGAAAAACCACATCAATGGTTTAGGATATGAGGATGGACGTATCTTGGTTACATCACACGGATTTATGCCAGGTAGAGAAGACACTGAAGAGAAGAAATCTATCGAGGAGTATAAAAAAGAAAGTGGTGATTACATCAGTAAGATGTTAGGTGTTAATGTTACAGACATCGCAGACGTAGAAGTTGTAACAGAAGAAAGTGATCTTTAAATTTAACAAATGTCGGTTTTACTTGTTGATGGAGATAATCTATTAACTATTGGTTATTACGGTGCAAAGAACGTGTTTTATAAAGGAA